CTAATAGCTCTGGTGCCAACGAGGACGATGACGCAGCCTCTAATGACAATAACCAAGTAGATGCAGAAGAGTTTGTTGAATTGAAGACTGATAACATCCCATCTAACGTCGCCTTTTCCGATCTAGACAAGCAACTTGACACACATGGTGTCGAAAGCACAATCGAAGCACCAAAGACTATTGACCGTTTAGAGAAGATCGCACAAGAGGCAAGCGAGCGTAGAAAAGCTGAAGAAGCGGAGTACGATGACGATGATGACGACATGCCCTTGAAGATCGGAGAAGAGGTCAAACTAGAGCTTGCTGATGTGAACGATCTTAATAGGAGTATAGTGGTGGCTCCACCAATTCTGGAAGTCGAGACGTTATAAATGCGTTATCTCGAGCTTAAGATTATAAGATGACTTTTCAATGGAACATAGTTATTTAGCCGTAGCAGCTGTTGTCGCTTGCGTTTATGCTATCGCCAAGTTCGTAGAAGTGAAGTACATCACGAAAGATGAAGACTTCCCACTGAAGCTGATTATCCGTGATGCTCTTGTTGTCTATGGCAGCACGTGCCTCTCTCTCTTTATAATGGATCAGGTATCTGATAAGGTTATTTCTGCACCGAGCACCACAGCCTTTACTGGATCACCTGATTTTTAGATCACCTGATTTTGTTACCACCATATAGTAGTGATTATACTTCACTATATGATGTTATATCCGCGTTCAAGAGTATGAAGGGAGCGCGTCGATATTGATGATTGTTGCTTTCTTCGATATCTTCTTTCTACTTATTGTGAAACGTTCGAAATAACCGGAACATAGTACATTGTGTGGTGTGTGTTTATGTACCGATCGTGCAATCATTTTGTAAAGCTTGAAATCCGGGTATCTCTCTTCACCATTGTTCTTATACAGCATATTCCTACCTTTATCATCTGTACACCAATCCATTATCATTCGCCTTGCGGCGTTCTTCGGTCCTTTCGGCATTGCTTCCACATCATCTGCGATGAAATCATATAATGAACAACCTAGTCGGCAAAGATCGAAGCTAGGGTTCGGCTCTAACCTTGGCTTATCAGGGTTGAGATACGGTTCGAAATTATACTGAGTTGCAGCATCGCCCTTGTGATGATAGCTGTCACTACAAACAACGTTCCCTCTGAACTTGTATATAGCCCTACCAAAATCTATTATCTTAAATATCCTTCCGAATGTAGGGACCTTATAGTTTCGACCGTCGCACTTATAGTAAAGGAAACTCTTGTCGGTTTTGTTATACATAACATTGTTAGTATGAAGGTCATTATGTGTGAAGCCGAATGACTTTTGATAAGCGAGCAACATCATTATAATCTGCATCGCCATACTGCCCCATTCTTCGTCAGACAAGTCATCTCCATTATCTGTGATTAGCTGATCAAGTGTCTCTTTACATCTCTCTAAGGCGATAACCTGGACAGGGAATTGATTGATGGTTGCCATAAGCTCGTCCTCAGAAGCGGTTGAGCATGTAGTATCGTCTTCATCATCTTCGTCATCTGACTCTTCATCATCATTTTCGCTTTCCTCGTCAGATCCTTCTGTCACAGAAGACCTAGACGAACAACTGGACGTTGCGTCATCTTCGTCCTCTTTGTTAGATGGCAAGTCAAAAGTGAACACCAAGTCTGCTTCTTCTTGTGAATCCGTGATTTCCATGTTACCATTCGTAAATACAGAGTCTAGTTGAGAGAGATCCATTATATCATCTAGTTTAAGTACGTCCTTGGAAAGATCGTCTGAACAAAGGACCAACTTGTCTTTGTTCTTTCTACTATCGAAGTTAAAAGTATTCGAAGCTGCTCCATCATCGACTGAAAAAAGTGTACCTCTGTTATCATGAAAGAACTTTGAGTCATTCAGGTACTCGATATCATCAGCGATGTTGAATCTGAAGTTATTCTTTTGCGCAAGAAAAGATCCGTAGAAGTCTATTGCGTGAGGAAATGCATGCTGGTGAAGTAATTGGCTTGTTAGGTATGTGAAGAATGCATCTACATATGCAGAATTATTAGGGTCTTTCGTCTTTGGGTGTCCCTTGTTTCCACTAAAGTCAGGAAGTTCCAGTGTAGAAGATGTCGTAATGTCATATCGACCAATCATATATTTCGACGGGTCCATCAATGGACTATACTTGAAGAAAACATCCCGTATCTCGTGTATACCGTCTGTGGTTCTAACTAAAGCTTTACATGTATTCCCTCCCGTCATAATATCGACTCCGTCTAGATAGTACTTGTTGTTTAGGGTCATACTGCTTTGCGACTTCTCGTTCATATCGAAGAATCTCTTGTACAGTGGGTTGTAGTTTTGAGCACCTGACAGATCCAGGTATTGGTTATGGCTAATCGATTCTAATAATGAACCGTTATTGACTTTGCGGTACGTGAACTCCATTAGACAGCCAACAGATTTATTTATTTCTTCCTAAACCCACAGTCGCGGTGGACACCCATATAATTTTTCTAGCACTGGATATATATGTCAACAGAACTAGAGCTAAGCAAGTTTAGCATGCGTAATATCAGCTTCCGACCTGATGAGAATAAGGGTCCAGTAATTGTTCTTATAGGTAGGCGTGACACAGGTAAGAGTTACCTGGTACGTGATCTGCTCTTCTACCATCAAGATATACCTATTGGCACTGTTATATCTGGCACAGAAGCAGGGAATGGTTTCTACAGTGAGCATGTTCCAAAACTCTTCATTCATGATGAGTACAACACTGCCATCATCGAGAATATACTGAAGCGCCAAAGGACTGTCCTCAAACAAGTCAAGAAAGAAATGGAAACATACAAGAAAACTACCATAGATCCTAGAGCATTCGTGATCCTTGATGACTGTCTTTATGATGCCTCCTGGACTAGAGATAAAATGATGAGACTGCTTTTCATGAACGGCAGACATTGGAAAGTCATGCTCATCATCACAATGCAGTATCCTTTAGGAATACCTCCGAATCTGCGAACGAATATCGATTACGTCTTCATACTAAGAGAACCTTACATCAAGAATCGAAAGATCATTCATGAGAACTATGCCGGCATGTTCCCTACATTTGAGTCTTTCGCTCAAATTATGGACCAATGCACCGAGAACTACGAGTGTCTTGTCATCAACAACAATGCAAAAAGCAATCGTCTGTCTGACCAGATATTCTGGTATAAAGCCGAACCCCATAGCACATTCAGGCTTGGTTCAAAAGAGTTCTGGGATCTCTCTAAAGGATTAGACTCTGATGATGAAGATGTACAGACTTACGATCCGAATACATCCCGGAGGAGGACGGGCCCAAAAATCAACGTTAAAAAAGGCAGAAGCAACTGGTAAGATAATATTGATGAACTATGTTATCCATTATTATCCATAAAAAATGTTTACAAATGGCACCATTGCTGATGTTGCGGGAAACGTATTTGGTATATGAGCCAGCCCAGATGTAAAATGTCTAGAGGCAACTGGTAGAGCAGTTGGAGAAACATCACATGGAGTGGTTGCTTGACCATAATACATAGAGTTTGATACACTTCTTGTATTGACGTAGTTTGTGAAACCGTTTCGCGTTCCTTGACTCGAAAGGGAGTAAAGCTTCAATATCTTAGGTGCTGCTCTATCACCAGCAGTGACCGCTGCATCCAGCCATGTAACCATTGATGAAAAAACGCTTGAGCCAATAAACTCTTCGGGAAACATTACTGCAACTAGCACGTGCTGTCCAGAGTGTCCAGAGATGAATAGATTTTTACCATGAAGTGTCTCCAGTGTCTTCTTTGCTGCAATATTGTTGTCTAGCGAGTTTTGTACTGCAACCAATTGAGCAATGAACTGCGCAGGCGTCTCCCACAAGGTAATGTCTCCACTGAGATTGGATATTGTAGTAGCTGGTTGTGGGCCTCCAGAAGAATAATCCATGAAGGGCGTTATGTCGAGAGATGGGTGAAGCACACCAGCTTGGTGTGTCGGGTAATTAGTTTGAGCATCGTGCAGATGCTCTATACTATGAATAAAGGACGTAATAGTCTGGCCGCCGCTGCCGCCCGCAACCGCCGCATACATATTATTGTTATCCAAATCTGCCTTAGAAACAATCGCTAACCTGACAAAGTTTTTCGCTCTTATATCATTGTCGACGATCGATGTTTGCTTTGATGTCGCAAGAATGGATGAGTACTGATTCGCCACCCAATCAGAAAGCGCTTCCATGTTTATGTATTCGCATGTGTTTTGGTCAGTGTCATATTTGCCTGTTGTGCACTCTTTCACACCGTCGGCTCCAGGAGTGAACTGACCTGCATGTCTTCCTACACCTCCAGCCAACTGATTTATGCAAAATATATAATCCCTCTTATCTCCATCAGCTTTCGTCCTAATATGGGGAATTAATTGAGTCGGCTTGTTAGTTGTAGGAGGCAACCCTTGCAACTTATTACCGACTTGCACCATCATTGAATTGGCACCATATGACATATTTGCCGCACCTGCATGCATACTCGAGATTCGTGGCATATCTATATAAACTAATAAGAAAATAGATATGCTTAAGGGTATGTGATATTGGTATTCACACCATCACTCATCATTGCAGCCATAGTTTGGATCTTCCCTACCCCGCCGACGATGGTTCCACCCCTTACGTCGAACATGAAAGGGTGTCGCCTTGCACTCAATACCTTATTTGTGGTAATAATGTTGCCTACAGTAGATGCTCCACCATTCTTCTTGTCTCCGAAGTTATTATCCGCAGTATTGCCTCGTGTACTCATGCGTACACCGGCTGTCATAAGGCTAGTCTTTCCTCCTGGCATTATACATTATGCGAACATTTTTAGATTATCATATGGCATGATATGCTAGATGATAAATTGATAAATTATTCAGGTACCTCTTTGGTATCGTCAGCTTTGACATCGCTATCTTCGGCACTCTCGATACCTAGCTGTTTCAACCTCTCCTCTGGTAGAAGCGACAGACCACCATCGCCCTTCGATGTAACGACATTCTCATCCTCAAAGAGTTCCTTGCGAATGTCCGCAACAGACACATCGTTACCTAACTCGAGTGGATTGCTCGAGTCTTTCACGCTTACAAGATTGCCGTCGGCATCGACAGTTTGAGTAAGGACATTACCAGACTCCAATGCCTTCTTCTTGTTATCCTCGATTGCCTGTCTTTTGGCATCTTTGACTCTGTCTTCGAACTCTTGTTTCGCCTTGGCTTCATTCTTATCCTTCTCGTGCATTAGCTGATTAAGCTCGTCCTCTAGATACTCTACTCGTCCGGTCTTGTATGCCTCGGGATGATAAGGCATCCACATGCCGACAGGGCCGACATAGACGTCGTGGCTCGGGTCAGCCTCCCTCAACACTTTTGCGCGAAGTTCTGCTTCCTGCTGTGAAGGATATGAGCCTCTGATCTTCACGCCACGCGTGCTCGTCTGGAACTCATTCTGTTCGTCGTATGCAAGAGTAAGTTTGTCCTCGTTGTTATCTAGGAACGTTTTGTATTCATCGAGTACTGAACCATCTTGCAAGCTGTCCTTCTCACTTTGGGCAAACTCTTGTAGGTCCTTGGTTAGAGCGTCGAAGTCTACATTGTGCTTGTACGATACGAAATGTAGGAACTGTGTATACTTTTCCAGGCCCTTCTTGAGCTCCCATTGCTTAAGGAACTCCTCAAACATGAAGACATCCTTCCGCTTAATGATCGCTTCTGGTGAGATAAAAGAAACGCATGCGAACTTTTGGCCGGCTACAGGCTTATCTTCATCTAGCACATCCACATACTTAGGATTGCTAGATCCATCTTTTGCTGTCTTAGTAACAACTCCCTTAGGCGCAGGTTGGTCCGACATAGTATATCTTACTGGAACAAATCGTTTTTAAGCTTCTTCCGCACCACAATTTTTTTTGTTGATTATCTATATAATGGATCTTATGGGTATCGATCTCGCCGAACTGCTTAAGCGCGCTATTAAGTACCTTGTTGAAGGCCTAATGGTGGCTTTCGCAGCTTTCGCCATTCCTCAGAAGCAACTGAAACTTGATGAAATTGCTCTTATCGCATTGACTGCTGCTGCTACTTTCAGCATTCTTGACACATACATCCCTTCTATGGCTGTTAGTGCAAGAAGCGGTGCTGGTCTTGGCATCGGTGCAAACCTTGTCGGCTTTCCGAAATAAGCGCGCATATTACTGACAATTGATTTCTTAGAAGATTCTAACTATGAAATCAAGCAATCTCTCGTTTAACGACTGCTCTCGCATTCCTGATGAGCTTTTCGACGCGTATAAAGACAGGCTTCCATCATACGAGTTCAACGATCTTATCGAGACTGTTACAAGTATAAGAGCCACACACAGTATCACACTAGTGAAGACACACAATGGGTCTTTCTTGTTCTCTACTGGAAATGATGAAGAGAGAAACCGTATCATATCCAGGCTTACTATTATCAGTCAGGAGGTAGACAAAGCTAGATCAGCAATCAAAACTATCAAAGAAAGTTGAGCACCGCTATTTATCGTATCCTAGTAATCTGAAGTCCCTCTCGTACAGCTTGTATACTCTCTCTTTCTGCTCATTGGTCAAAACAATTTTTTTCACGTCTGGAATCGATGCCTCGAGATGTTCGAGTTTGTTGGTTCCAAAATTATCTTGAAGAAATTGTTCGACTTTGTCTAGCTTCTCAAACCGGAATAGGTGATCAACCACCTGATTCCCTTCAGAGTCGTAGATAAAGTCTGACTGAGGGATCAAGTGATCGGATATGGAGTTGAACAAGTTATTCTTAATCACATTTTCTACCTCGTCTAGGAAACTATCAAAACTACGAACGGGTCCAAGCTTATTGCGAGCTCGCCAGTGATACCCGCTGGCTATTCTGTTGTACGGGTTTCTATGAACGGGTAAAAGCTTATTGCGAGCTCGCCAGTGATACTCGCTGACTATTCTGTTGTACGGGTTTCTACAAACAGTAAACTTCGTGTATCTACTGAACGCCTCCTCACCAATGATCTTGCGAATACCGCCCGGTAACAGGTGTTGAAGCGCAACAGATCGTCCGTCAATAACTTTGGAGTCGTAACCGTAACCGTTTTCGTTTCCGGATCTAAATAGTCCGAGTGCTTTCTCTATCGATGAACCAGCAGTCTTCGGGATATGGACGAATATAATTTTTCTTTCATGACACCACACCATTTGTCTATTACATATATTTAGAAAACGTTTGCTTGAACACATCTAGATTGTAGGAATGAACTCCCAGTCTAGCTCACCGCATATTTTCTTCCAAATCTCGTCCTGCTCGATCCTTTTCTCTCTGTCTTTGAGCATGGGGAAAAATGGCAAGAACTCATGTTGCTCAAGCAGTTCACATAGTTTGTAGACAGTGTAGTAGTAATTCAAGAAGTTGACCCTATCTTCTGGGCAATACTTCGCATATGGAGCTTGAATATCCATGAATAGGCTACAGAGTCTTTCTTCTAATTCGGGGCTCATAACCGGTGGTCTGATGCCTAGCTTGTCCTTGATAAAAGGGATGTGTTCGTAATATTTGTTGTAGCCGAGTTTTTTGAGGATGTCCTTGGCTCTTTTGTTCGTAATTTGATGAAGTTTGATGCGTTCCTTCTTGATTTGGTTTTTGATGTTTTCTAAGACCTCATCAGGAATCTGTGTTGTTTCTTTGGCTTGAAACTGTGCCAATATTTCCCTGAAATGATTGATGCGTTTGTACGCATAGAAGCATACTTCCTTCGGAGGCTCCTTATAAGACGGTTTCTCGTTCTCGATAAGACAGTTTGTACTAACTGAACAGTTATTACACACCATTAAACCTTCATGGTCGATCGCGATGAGTTCTCCCTTGTGGCACAACTGACATACATCTGTTTGTACAACAAAGTCACCAACATCGATGAAGGACTCATCGACATTAGAGAGGTATTCTTGGACAGTGCTCGACGTAGTGTCTGACGCAGCAGAATCGGCGTCTATATTGAAGAAATGGTTTAGAACCTTGGTTTTTGTCTTCCCGGATGCGATGTCTTTCTTGTTCTCGAAGTAATCAAATATGAATTGAGAGTTATCAAGATAGTATTCCGTTTTGGCGCTTTTAATTCTTGAAATCTCTCTATTGATGTCGATGAGGAGATCTTCTGCTTCCAGGCGCACACTGGGACTAGAAGACTTTTTGATAGATGCTTTAAGGGCTTTTCTTTTCCTCCTTAGGACAGGCAAAAGATTTTCCTCTTCGTCCTTGATCTTCTCGATAATTTCGCGATGTTTTCCATCAAGAGTAGTTGTGGCTTTCTCACATACTTCTATTTTTTTACTACTCTTAGGCTTGAAGACAGGCATTCTCTAAAGAGAGATCTCCGGATGTATTTAATATGGAATAGTTTGAAAAGCTTATGAACTTTCTCATTGATGGTTAATGAGTGGTACAAACGGACATATCGCCGTACCTGGCGAATCAATTCAGAATCTTCGGATAAACCAGGATAACTTTAGGAAGATGGTGTTTATACACAACGCAGTTGAGACCGGATGGACAGTTGTTAAGAAAACCGATAGATATATCTTCTCTAAGAAGCATGAAGGCCGAAAAGAAATATTCGAAGACGACTTTCTAGCACGCTTTGTCGCAAATAATCTAGACCTCGGAACGTTGAAATAGACTAATTCGGTAGATTTGTGGAAAACTTTTTTCTTTAGCAATAATATAACCAATGGGAGGTGGATTAATGCAACTCGTAGCCTATGGTGCACAGGATGTGTACTTGACCGGTAATCCTCAGATTACCTTCTCGAAGGTGACTTATCGTCGCCATACCAACTTCGCAATGGAGTCTATTGAGCAGACTTTCAACGGCCAGGCCGATTTCGGTCGCCGTGTTACCTGCACTTTGGCCCGTAACGGTGACCTTGCTTACCGCACATACCTTCAGGTAACTCTTCCTGAGATCAACCAGTCCATCGCGCAGTTCGCACGCTGGTTGGATTTCCCTGGTGAGCAGATGATTGCCCAGGTTGAGGTTGAGGTTGGTGGCCAGCGCATCGATCGCCAGTATGGTGACTACATGCACATCTGGAACCAGCTTACTCTTTCCAAGGAAC